GTCCGGAAATCCGGACGAGGTCCTGGACGAAGGCGTGGAAACGGTCAAGCCCGGAGAGAAGCCGGCCGAGGTCATCGACAAGAAGAAGACGAACCCCTGGAAGCTGATCGACGAGCACAAGAAGGCCCGGGCGCAGCTGGAAGCGGAGGTGGCTGACCTCAAGAAGATCGTCGCCAATCCGGAGGTCCGGAAATCCGAACTCCAGAAGATGGCCGAGTTCGAAAAGCGCAACCAGGAGCTGGAGGAGACGATCAAGTTCGTCGATTACAGCAAGTCCAAGGAGTTCACGGAGAAATACCAGAAGCCCTACGAGGCCGCCTGGACCCGAGCCATGTCGGAGCTCAAGGAACTCACGGTCACCGATCTGACGACGGGCGACGAGCGAGCCATGGGGCCGGCTGATTTGCTGGACCTGGTGAACATGCCGCTCCTCAAGGCCCGGGAAAAGGCCGACGAGCTCTATGGCGCCGCTGCCAACGAGGTGATGGCCTACCGCAAGGAAATCCGGGCGCTTTACGAGCAGCAGAACCAGGCGCTGGATGCCGCCCGGAAATCCGGAGTAGAAAAGCACCAGCAGGAAACTGCCCAGCGGCAGGCCCAGATGGAGCAAATCCAGAAGGACACCCACCAGTATTGGGAGGATCAGAACAAGGCCATCCTGGCGAACGAAACCACCGGACCTTACTTCAAGCCGGTCGAGGGCAACGAGGAAATCAACAAGCGGCTGGATGCGGGCTACAAGTTCGTGGACGAAACCATGGCGCTCAATCCGCTCAACCCGAACCTGACTCCCGAGCAGCGTCAGGACGCCATCAAGCGGCACGCGGCCCTGCGGCATCGGGCGGCAGCCTTTGGCCGGATGCGGCTGCAATACGAAACGGCGACCAAGGAATTGGCGGCTGTCCGGGCTCGCTTGGCGGAGTTTGAAAAGAGCGTTCCCACATTTGGTAGTGATGCGGCGGCGGGTCAATCAAATGCAATTCCAGCAAACGGTGGTAGAATGTCGGGATTGATGCAGCGTCTCCAAGCCAAAGCCAGATAAATTATGTCACTTAACATGGGCGGTTTTTTGGGCTTCGTATCCTCGCTGAGGGTAGCCCACTGGAATGCGAACACCTCCACCAATGAGCATAAGGCTCTCGGTGAGCTCTACGGATCAATGGATGATCTGATTGATGACTATGCCGAAATCAGCCTGGGCAAAAGTGGCCAGAAAGTGTCCGCTTCGGAATTCAACAGCTATCCAACGGGTGATAATGGGGCGCTTATTCAGGCCGGCTCTGACATTGTTGCCGGTGAGCGCTCTCGTCTAAAGCAGGGAAATGACGATGATTTGCTGAATATCCTGGCTGACATGGATACAGCTCTGAACAAGGCCCGCTATCTCCTGAAAACAGACAGTCCTGCCGCTCCTTCGGGTATGGATAACCTGATGACCAGGGTTCGTGGAATCGCGAAATAATTTGACTCGTCCGGAAATCCGGATTAGTCCTCCATCAAGTCTAACGACTTCGGCTTGGCAGTTTGCACAAACTGCACGGTCCAACCACACCGTAAGTGGTAAGCCCAGCGGTGGGCCATAGGAGCAGTTCAAACTGTTCGCACCGTTCCGGAAAGAATGTCGCACCTCATAGGGGTGGGCAGAAACTTTCCAGTTCCTGAACGACCGAACTGATTTGAATTTATGTCATGCCCTACTGGCCAGATTGTAAAAGCCTGCGATTTTCCCCAATTTTTCGTCGATGAAACGCCGCGTTTCGACGAGCTGATCATGGAGGACATTCGTCCTACCGATGGTTGGTTGCTCAACGTCGGCACCGGGACGACCCCCATGGGAACGCCCGTTGAGATCACCCAGGACCGCTTCCGTTCCGTTTGGCCCAATACCACCAAGGTGTGGAATCGGGTGCAAGGTAACGGGCCGGGCTGCGAATCCACGGCGCCCTGCGATCCCACCGAAAACCAGATCGGCTGGGGTGCGGATCGGTTGACCTACTACGCCGAGCAACAGGTGTGGGCTACGCCCCTCCTGTGCTACGACCAGGACATGCACATCACCCAGGCGGAACAGCACATTTCCCAGGTGATCAGCGAAATCCTCCGGCCGGCGACCATCGCGGTTTCCAGCAACTTCCTCCGGAAACGGGCGTTGCTCTGGGCCAAGTATCGCCACATGGCGAACTCGTTGCTCAGTTCATTCAGCTTCCAGTGGCAGACCGCTGGGGCGAACAACGACGAGGAACAGTATTTTGACTGCTCCGCTGCACCCACGAGCCTATTCCATCTGGTCCCCCAGATGTTGCAGAACAACTTCTCCAAGTCCATGCGTGAAGGTTACGCGGGCAAGAATCCGTTCAAGGAAACCAGCCCGTTCATCGAGCTGGTGACCGACATGGACACCTGCTGGTTTCTGGACAAGCTGGGCTCGAATGGGGCGGCGGCTGCTGCCAATCAGATCAATCCCGCTTCCAACTGGCGGTTTACTGAGTGGAGTGCGGCCAACGCCTTCTGGCGTTATGGTTACTCGGGTCAGATCGGGAATTACATGGCCCGCGTGGACGAGCTCGGCCTTCGGTTCAACTACGTGACCGATCTGGGCGCCTCGGCGCACGGCGGCAACGGCAATCGGTATCGCTACCAGATCGTGCTCCCGTTCACCAACGGCACCACGACCGGTGCGGGCGGGGCGGCCGGTATCGGCAGCAACGTGAATCCGTATTTCGACACGGCGCAATACGCGATCAGCTTCCAGTGGCACAAGAAAGCCATGGAACTGCTGGTTCCGGATGCCCGGCCGTTGAATCCGGAAATGCCGTTCAGCCACCGCGATTTCGGCGGCAAGTGGCAGTTCCAGATGAACAACCTTGGGGCTGATGCCACCGGGGCGGTCATCTCCAACGCGTGGGGCAACAAGGGCCGGTTTGCGGCGTGGTTCAAATACTACGTCCGGCCGTTGCACTACGAGTTCGCCCGGGTGTATTTCCACAAGCGTGAGCAGTTCTGCATTCCGCAGATCGACGTGTGCTCCGCCTCGCCCGGATACCCGACCCAGAACTACAACAGCGCCCTGCCGGCCTGCCCCGTTTCGTCCGGCACGTATGGCTCTGGTGTTCCGACTGGAAGTCAGGACGGCCCGATCACGGGTTAATTTGGTGACGGTGGTTGTGGGTGTGCCGCCCTCGGCTTGGTGGCCGGGGGCGGCTTCTTTTAACCGCCAACCTAAAATTTATGGACGCCCAAAACGGCTACTACACCGATGCGGAGGAGGCCAACGAGCCCGCCGCTCAGGACAATCCTCAGGAGGAGAAATCCGAGAAGAAACCCGCGTTGCTGCCTTTGTCGTTTTTCCAAGGCAAGGAGCTCAAACCGGGTGACACCTGCACCATCCAGATTCAGCAGGTGATGGACGACCAGGCCAGCGTTTCCTACGTGGGCAGTGACCCCGAAGAACAAGGCGAAACCGCCCCCGATTCTGAAACCACCGAACCCTCGACGCCGCCCGCGTCGGAAGATATGATGGGATGATATGGCTGCCATTGCTACCAATACACTCCTCGACGAAGTCAAGTGCTACGCCTGTTATGGATCAGCGTCGATAACGCAGCTGCTCAAGCTGGCACTGCTGCGTCGCACGTTACTGGCCCGGAATGCCAGTGCGGACGTTACGGCTGCCGGACTTATCAGTTACGCCAAATGCTATGGATGCTTTGGGGCTAATGTTTTCGACTTGATCGAACTCGCGTTACTGGACCAAATCGCCCAATCATAATGTCTGCCATCGACATAAACACGTTGCTTAGCGAAGCCAGCTGTTACGCCTGCTACGGTCCAGTGCCAGTGCCAGAGCTGGCTGAGCTGGCATTGCTGGCTCGGATTTCGCAGCAGACGGCAACACCGACGGGACCGATTGACTTCCTGGGTCTGGGAACATTTGGATCGAATACGGTTGCGACTTCCTACTCCACTACTGTTCCTAACGCAATTCCAGCTAAAAATTCACTAGTTCTGGCGGTAGTAATGAGTGGTCGTGATGCCTTGGTAGCTGGGACACCAACCTTAACTGGGGCTGGTTTAACCTGGGTGTTAGTTCAGTCCATTTCGGGTGGTGCCGGAATTCCAACCATTAGCGTTTTTCGAGCACTGGGAACGGCAACGGCTGGATTTGTTTCGGCTGATTTTGCCGGCGTGTCACAGGACGGTTGCATAGTTTCTGTCCATCAATTTACCCAGGTGAACACATCTGGAACTAGTGGAAGTGGAGCTATTGTTCAGTCATTAACTGCTGGGCCAACTGGGAGTGGAGTATCCATCTCCGCTACCATGGCTGCCTTTAATGCCAACGGAAATAACGCTGGATTCTTTGCCATAGGTAAAGGTTCAAATCCTCCAGGAATAACTCCCAAGGCAGCCTGGACTCAAGCTCTGACCACTGGATTCTCAAGTATAGCGCATGGACAAGGTTACGGTATTGCTGACCAATATCGGCTGGCCACAACTGACAATGTGCCATCAGCCACATACGGATTCACCGGTGGCGTTACAGGCATTGCCATCGAAATCAAATCCATCCTTAGCTAATGAAATACCTGTTGATCTTCTTGATGGGGGTATCGGTCGCAGCGTCCGAGGTCAACGTGATGTTCGATCCGTCGCCGTCGGCCGGCGTTACCACTAACTACATCTACGGCAGTCCGAACACCAATTTTTTGGTGTCCGGAAGTCTGACCAATGCCCAGATTCGGATTCCCGTGGTGCCCAGCCAAACCAATCGGGTGACGGGGATGACCTCTGGGCCGTGGTATTTTGTCGTGGTCGCTTCCACCGCCGGGGTGCTGAGCGATCCGTCTCCCCTGTTGCTCGTGAACGTGCCGGCAGCGCCAACCAACCTGAGAATTGTTACTGGGCCGTGAAAATTCCAATGGCAACGGGGCTGGCAGCGTTGCTGTTTGGATGCGCCACTAAGTCGTCCGGAATTCCGGACCAGATCGCCAAGGCCAAGGCTGCCCACCCACAGGTGGCCTCCATCTCGCTCCGCCTGGTTCTGCCTGCGCCCGTTCCCTACGTCGCCTGGGACCACCCTGGGCTGTCGCCGGATCAGTATTTTGAAGTGTGGTCAACACTGGACCTGGGTAACGGCTTCACACTGGCCACCAATACCACCGATATGTCCGTAAAATTCCCGATCCAGCCGTCCGAATTTTACCGGGTGCGGACAGTTTCCACCAACGGAGTGAGGTCCGACTGGGGTTCTCCTTGACCGGAGAACACCCCATTGTGGAAGCTGCGAGTAAAATTGAACTTGGAGGCACTATGTCAGATGCTGCTCCAGAAAAAACCGCTCACATTACTGAGGGCATGAAAAATATCACAGTGGGACTGCTTGGGACAGGTGCAGCTATCACGCTCAAGCAGTGGAGCGATGCGGCCTCGGCCGCCGCCGCTACGCTGACGGCGATCTACATGGCTTTCAAGTGCTTCGACTGGCTGCGGGGAAAATACTTGGCATATCACAAGAAGAAGCGTAAACATTGACCATGATCAAAAATCTTTTGACCAACTGGAAGACCACCTCAGCGGGCGTGGCCATGATCCTGACCTCTTTGATCCACCTCGCGTTTCAGATCAAAGCGCACACGGTTGACGAAAGCGCCTGCACGGTCGCTGCGTTGGCCGTGCTCGGTGGCGTTGGTCTTATTTTTGCCGGTGACGCTGCACAGTCCGTGCAGTTGCCGCCGGCGCCTCCAACTCATCCAACCCCATGAAATACATCGCTGCCTTACTGATCGCAGTATTCTGCGTCATCGCTCCGGTTTCATTCACCGGCTGCAAATCCACCCCGACGACCCAGGCGGTCGTCTTCAACACGTTCAAGTCCACCTGGACCGTTACCAAGCAGGCATATTCCACCTGGACCGAACGCGTAGTTGCTGGCAAGGTGACTCCAGAAGCTGAGGCCAAGGCCGACGCTGCCTGGAACAAATACCGGGCAACCTTCAAGACCGCTTTCAATCTTGCATCAACTGACTGGTCATCTCCGACGCCAGCCACTCTTGATGCGGCCCAGAAAGAACTAATCGCCGTCCTAACCCAGCTATCACAATGACACCTGCCATCATCGCTGCCATCATCTCCGGGGGATTTGAACTCCTTCGGCAATACCTCAACAAGCCTGCGGGATGGATTCCGACCCAGCAGGACATTGACGATCTCAACGCCGACATTGACGGCTCGACGCCAGCTGCCATGAAGGCCGCCGCTCGGGAACGTCTCGGCCTGCCTCCAGTCTAATTTTGATCAGTGGTCCTGGTTACCCCGATGGATTCATACTCCATCGGGTTTTTTGTTATACGGAAAGCACCCCATATCGAGGTAGTCCTCGGAATGGCATGATTATTCTGTGAGTAATCATCATCACGACGACTATGAGGACTGCAAGCCGCTCCCCGTTCTCGCAACTATCCACGACTTGCACCGAATGGAGCTCAAAATTATGTCCGCAATCTCTGACTTCGCTGGCCGTCAAAACGCCTTCAACGATCAAATCGACACCGCTGTTACCGGCCTGACTGGTGACGTGAAAACCCTCAACGACACCATTGCTGCCTTGCAGAACTCTGCTGGTGGCATTACCCCGGCTGACCAGATTCTCCTGGACCAGATTGAAGCTCGTTCGGCTGCGATCTCCACGAAGCTGGCCGCTTTGGATGCCTTGACCCCGCCGGTCGTTCCGGCGGTCTGATCCGGATTTCCGGACCAGGTTAAGCCTGGTGATTTAGTGAGCCCGATCTGTTGTAGGATCGGGCTCTTTTCTTGAGCTCGTCCCGCCAGTCCGGGCCCTTCTTCACCTTGGGCGCCATGGAGGACAGCTTGGTGATCAGGAATCCCCGCTTCCGGGCGCCGTGCATGCCGATGGCCACCGCATCCGCCAAGTCAGGGGAGCGACCGGTCTTGATCTTCATTTCCTCCTTGGCCTCGATCTCGATGCGATTTCCGGACACCATCTTCCACTCACGCTGGCAGAACTCGGTGACGCACTCCTCGGTCATGCCCCGGAACTGGCCGGCCTCGACGGCGTAGCGCACCGAGAACCAAAGCTCGGTTACAAACTTGGAGTAGTAGTCCCGGCAGGGCACCTGGATTTCCGAGCTGACCATCGCCTCGGACGGCTTGCCACCGCAGTCCACGGAGTTCACCAGCGGGTCCCACAAGCGGGAGAAAGCAGTGACTAGCGAGGTCCGCATGCCGGCATCGTAGAAGAAGTTCTGCGGGTCGATCCCCCGGTTGCCGCACTCCTTCATCACGAACGCCACGATCTGGTCCTCAGGTGACTCAGCGCCCTGGATTGAGCTGATCGGAATGCTCACCAGGTCGATCAGGGCGACGATGTGGCGGCCAGTGGCGAAATCCGGAGCCTGGGAGATCATGTTGGACACCAGCTTGTCCTCCCGCTCTGGCTCAACCTCCAGCCCAAACTGGAGCTCTCCGAACACGCAGCGGTCACCGCCGACGCCCCGGTAGGCTGCGTCCAGGAATCCGATCCGCGTGCGCCGCGAGTCCCGCCAGTTCGGATTTCCGAACGCCCCGAACTTCACGCATGACTGACGGGTAAGCACCCGCCGCGTTCCCTGACCGCGAGGCATCTTGGCCTCGTTCATCATCGTGTAATGCCAGTCGTCAACGCCCCAGATTTTGGCGTCATCCATCATCTGCTGGCGGGTGATCAGGAACGGGAACGGCGCTGGCTCGCCCAACTCCACCTGCATGTTGGGCGAATCGCTGCCCGGAAGCTGGATGCAGATGCCGTTCGGAAATCGGGTGGGCCATGTCTTGGTGCCCGGGGTCTGGTCAACAGCGCCCTCCCAGCCACCCAGTTCCGTGGACGGCTCGCACAGGAAGCCGTGGGCGTTGGTCGTCTCGTTCGGATTTCCGAGCCCCACCAGCTTGAAGTCTTCGCATTTGGACAAGTTGGAGGCGGCGTCCAGGAACGCCCGGGGCATCAGATTGCACTCGTCGGCCAGCAGCCTTACCCTTTTGTTGTGAATACCGATCAGCGGCCCGAGCCCGACGAACTGGCTGCCCTTCTTACAGGCCACCGCAATGATGCCGTTCTTGAAGTCGCGGCCCTCGTCGGCGTCAGCCCGGGGGTTGAGGGTGAGCATCTGCTTGCCCTCGATCAGATACCCGGGAATCCACCGGTTCAGCGCCTTGGCGGCCTTGTGATACTTCTTGATCATGCCCCAAATCCGCAGCTCAAGGCTTTTGAGATCGGTGGAGCTGACGAGCACCGTCGTGCAATCCGAATGGGCATACCAGTCTGTAAGGACATTGCCGCCGAATGAGTCCGACTTTCCGGACCCGGCGCACCCCATGGCGCCGATGTAGGTGTAGTTCAGATACGTCTCCAGGCACTTCTCCGCCCAGTGGTTCTTGAACGGCCCCTTCTCCCAAATCTTGGTGGGCCAGGCGATCTCCTGGAAGCGGCGGAAGTGGTAAAACAGGCCGTTACCGGCCAGCTCACCGTTGGATTTCCGCCACTGACCGCCATGCCGGATCATCTCCAGCTCCAGGGAAAGCGGGTCACGGCTCACCGGCCACTTGAGATTGTAGCGAACGAAGTAGTTGCTGGACTTGGTGGACTTGGGGGTAAACGGCGACTTGGGCCAGGCCGGCTTGGGTTCAGCTTCCATGGTTTTGCTTGATAAGATTGGGGTATTGAAGCAGGGTCAGGCCAATGCTATGGCTGGGACGGACATGATCATAACGGATGGTTCGGTTGACTGGTCGGGCGGAGTTGACTCGCAGGCCACCACCACCATCCAGTCGCCCAAGAATCCGAACGGCATCCAACGCAACCAGCTGTGCTGGCTGGACAACGCCAGCCTGCGAGACGGCGGTATTACCTGTCGGTCGGGTTTCACGCAGTTGGCCACCATCCACGACAAGAGCGGATATTTCCAGGGCCAGTTCATGTATGACCCGGTGGGGGCAAATCCCTACCTGGTTTATTCGATCAGCGGTCACATCATCATCTACAACATCGACTCCGGTCAGTCCCTGGACCTGACGGTAGCCTTTCCGGCTAACAGTCCGCAATTCAATCCGCCGGGAGATTACCGGGCCAAGTTCGTCCAAGCGGAGCGATTCCTGGTGATCCAGGTGGGCGACGGCACGACGCTGCCATTCATCTGGGATGGGCAAACTCTGCGCCGAAGCAAGGGCATCACCAATACGGCCGTGGCGCCCGGAACTCCGGGCGTGAACGAGATTCCCGCTGCGGACGTGATGGACTACTTCATGGGCCGGCTGTGGTATTCCCAGGGCCGGCAGGTTTCTGCGGGCGACATTGTTCGCGGCCCGTCCGGAACTCTGGCTTACGACTTCACCGACTCCGTGCTCAACGTGACGGAGAATCCCATGGTGCTGGGTGGCGATGGATTCACCATCCCTTCCAGTGACGGCAACATCATCCGGGGTATCAAGCACAGCGCCAACATTGACGCCGCCCTGGGGCAGGGCCGCCTGTTCGTGGGCACCACCAAGGCCATCTACGCCTTGAACGTGCCGGTAACGCGGGCGGACTGGATCGCTGCCACCAACAGCAACCAGCCGCTGATGACCGTGGTGCAACTGGCCAATGGCTGGGTCAACGA